GCCGGGAGTAGAGGTTGCGGAGGGTAGTCTCGCGGACCTGCTCCTGCAGAGCTCGCCAGGCACCCGCCGCATGTTCGCGGCCACGGGTCTTGTCGAGCGTTTCCAGCATCTTAACGATCTCCGGGTTCCCGTCAATCGCGGAAACCACGTTCTTGTCCATCTGTTCCTTGAGCAGGCGCAGGCGCAGCTCGTTGGTCTGCCGCAGGGCAGCCTCGGCCCGCTCCTCCGCAGCCCGCGTAGTCCTCTTCAGCATCTGCTCGATCTGGGCTTCCTCGCTCACGTCGGCCTCCTGATCCCCACCATCCTCGCCGTCCACGTACTCCTGCGCGTACTGACGCGCCTCGTCGTCGCTGAAGCCCGCGCCCCGCAGGACCTCGTACGCCGCCTGGACGTCCGGGCTCTCGCCGCGCATCAGCTTCGTCGCGTTCTCCCGGAACCGCTGCAGGCCCTGGACCTGCTGCTCCATGTCCCGAGCCCGGTTGGCCTGCTCGATCAGGTCTCCGACCTTGATCACGCTGCCGTCCTCCAGCTCAAGCTCGGTCTCCATGTCGATGCCGTCGTCGTTCTGCTGTTCGTCAGACATTCATTGCTCCTCGAGGGGGTTGTGCCATCGGACCCGCCCCACCAGCCATCTGGGGATTGACGACTGCGACGTCGTCCGGGTTGGGAACCATGGCGGGTAGGGACTGTCCCATGAACGAGATCAGGGACTCACGGTACGACTTGAACGCGTCCTGCACGGCAGGGCTCGCCAAAGTCATGATCGGGTTGGACATGAACGCGCTCAGCACGCGCAGCTGCAGGTCGGGACGCGCCGTGTGCGGGGTCACGACAATCTGCTGGCTCTGCTGGCCGTCGCCGTAGAGCAGGAGGATGTTGCGGATGATGCTCTCATACGCACTCTTCTCCTCCTCCATCCACATCGCAAAGTCGATGCCCTCCTTCAGCGCGAACAGCTTCAGGCCCTCGGGGTCGGTGACGCCAGCCTGCAGCAGGCCCATCGCCTCCTGCTTCCGCACCACCTCGCTGCGGGGGCTCGTGTCCTTGACCGTGAAGCTGATCTGGCTGAAGTTCGGAATCGGGTTCTTCTTGAAGTTGACCGTCCCGTCCTCGGGGTCGATCACCGCACCCGCAAGGTCCAGCGTCAGCTTGTTGACCGGCAGCGCACGGTCGCTGACCAGCATCTCCCTGCTCGCCTTCTGAACCAGGCTCTTGTACATCCCGCCGAACGCCGCCTGCACGCCGCTGGTGGGGTTCGTCATCGCCTTGCTAATCTGCTCGTCGAGGAACTGCAGACCGCTTGCGCTGTCGACGCGGCCCTTCTCAGCCAGCAGGTCCTGCACCGGGCTCAGGCTATCGCTGATTGCCTTCGCGAACTGAGCGACCTTGCCCGGCACGTCACCCGCGTTGTGCGGAGTGATGACCATGGGCTTGAAGTCGTCACCCAGCAGCGCGTCCTTGCTGTACCCGACGTAGCGCAGGCCCTTGCCGATGTCGCGCATCACCGCACGCTCGTTGATCGTGCCCTGCGGCATGACCAGCACGCCGTACTTGTCGATGTCGCGGATGTTGTTGAACAGGCTCTTGAGCAGCCGCTCCATCTCGCGCACGATGCCGAACATCAGGTCGAACAAGCCGGCGCCGTGGAACGTGCCGTTGTCCATGAACCGGGCAAAGCCGATCGGGCAGTACGTCTCGACGTCGCTCAGGTCGCGGTCCTCGAGCACGATGTTGCCGCTCGACACCACGTACCGACCGACCGTGCCGCGCGGACCGTCAAGCCACAGCTCCCGCACCTTGACGACCTCGAGCTCGTTCTTGCCGGGGATGCCGTTGAGCGCACCGCTGCTCGCGCTGTTCAGCACGTAGCCGTTGCCCGGAGCGTCCGCGGGCTCCTCCATATCGTGGCCGTACTCCCAGCTCCACGCGTCCATGCGCTCCTTGTTCTTCTCGATCACCCCGTTGCCGAATCGATTGCGCAGGAATTCCATGGGCACCACGCGCTGGCGGATGATTCCGCGAGCCTTCGTGTGGTCCTGACCAAGGCTGGGGAACGGCAGCAGCTCCTTCGGGTGCACGACCTCGAGATCTGCGCTCAGGCCGATGGTCGGGTGATCCACCATGTGCCCGGTAATGCCGCACGAGCCGAGCAGCGCGAAGATGTAGTTGAAGTCGCGCTTCACCTTCTCAAGCTGCTGGTCGCTCACGACCGCATCCGCCACGAGCTGCGCAACGCTGCGCTCGCGGATGCCCGCGAGGCTGAAGCCCTGGCGCAGCGCACGCGGACGAAGGTCCATCGTGTTCAGTCGCGCCGTCGTCTTGTCGACGATGGACATGAGCTCAGTGCTCTGGAACTCCATGTTGCCGTCCTCGTCGAGGTAGTACGGCACGACGCGGCTAGTGCGCGGATCGAACACGTCGAACCGGCGGAATCCGTTGAGGTAGTACCACGCCAGGATCCACAGCGTCCGGCGGTACGTGATCTTCGTCAGCTCGCGCTCGACGTGCTGGTCGATGATCTGACCGAGCTGGTGCTTGTCCTTGGGTAGCGGGTAAACTTCAGTTGCCATCTGTGTTTCGCTTCCTCAGGGACTTCCAACCGGGCGGCATCTCCTCGAAGAGCTCGACGCCCTTGAGGTTGAACGCTGAACTAGGCGTCGGATCCGGCGTCGGCACCTTCTGCGTCGAGGGTGTCGCCTTCATGCCGTCCGGCACCTGCTGCCCATAATAAGACTGGGCCAGCAACTGGAAGTATACGAAAGGGATCGTGACGTAGAGCGGATTAGACGCGCGTTCCTCGTTGGGCATTGTCGTTTCTCTCCATGCTGTTGATGATGTTGTCGATCCCTATCTGGCCGAAGGGCATCGCTTCCACGTTGCGCATGCCCCCCACCAGCTGGTCGTGAATGCTGCCGTCCGCCAGCATCTGGTCGAAGTCGAGCGGCGCAGGTCCCTCGTGGGCAGTCTGGCGGTCTAGCCTGCCCCTGACCACGAACATGCTCATGGCCACGGTGTCGATGAAGTCGTCGTGCTGCAGGCCACCGCTCTCCGCGTCCGGGTTGAACTGCTCGATCTGGTCGAACAGGAGCCGCCACGGGAGCTGCCCCCTGCGCCACGTGGGGAACTTTATGAGCCCGTGCTCGAACCGGTAGTGCAGCGCATTGATCTTGGCCGTCTTGTCCAGCGTGCCTACCCGCAGCGGAACGATCCTCGGCGGGGTTTCGCCCGTTACCTCAGCCGCCTTCTGCCTGACCATCGACTCCATCGCGCTGTACAGGCCGAAAGACTGCCGCACCACCTCCGGGTGGATCGCCGGGCACCCCCACCTGCCGGCCATGGCAAACGACTGCTCGATCAGCTTCTGCTCCCGGCACTGGGACCCCCACGTGTCCAGCACGAACAAGCACGCGTCCACCGGGTCGTACCCCATGAGCGTGCAGACCTTGAAGTCGCTGTCGCTAGTCGCCGTGTAGCTGGTGTCGACGGTGATGAACATGCGGACCCGGTCCTTCAGGAACTGGGCCAGCGGCATCTTTTCCAGCAATCCGCTCTTCCCGTTCCAGCAAATCGTTGCTTCGCTGCGCTTGGGATCCGTATCTACGAGTGGGTCTGGGTTCTCCAGCCACCAGCCGTGCTTGGCCGTGGATACCTCGCCGAAGTGCAGGTCCTCGGCCTCGCCGGGCTGGGCCAGGTACTCGGCCATGTAGTTGTGGCTGCCGATCATTTCCCGGATCTCGTCGAGGCTGACTAGCCCCTTCAACTTTGGGTCCGTATCCTTCGACTTCCGATCCAGCGGCCACATGCCCGGCCAGCAGGACTTCCGGACACCGTCCTCCTCGTACTCCGCCTTCAGAACCAGGCGCGCCCACTGGTCGAAACGGGGATCCCTCGCCACCGGGCCGGTGGGGGTCGGCTCCGTCGCCATCGCGTGCCACGCGTAGTGCCGCCGGCTAACGAACGTAGCCAACCACCGGACGCTCGTGTCGCGGCGAGTCACCATGGGGATGACCACCTTGAACAGCAGACGCTCCATGTACGAGCGCAGGATGCTCATGCTCGTGCTGGCCTTCGGGTCGTACTCCGGGTCGTCAAGCGCGTACACGCGGGGACGTCCGCCACGCTGCCTGCTCTCGGCGCTGATCGCCCGGAACCAACTGCCGTTGTTCAGGTACATCATCTCCACGCCGAACGATCGCTCGCCGCGCTTCGGCGTGATCCGGCCATCGGGAAACTCGGGACCCCAGTCGTCCGCAAGACGCTGGTTGCCAAGGAACTGGGTCTTCAGGACCTGGCTCGTCTGCTCCGCGTTGTCCCCGCTGCTCGTGGCGTAGATGAAGGAGTACGCCGGGCGGCTAACCATTTGCAGGAGTGCCGACTTTCTGAAACAGTTGCTCTTCGCGAAACCGCGTGGTGCGATTGCCACGCTCTTGCTTGCGAGCGCCCACAGCCGGTAGATGGCGAAGTGCCCGAGCGGCGACTCGATTGGATCATCGTCGTAGAAGTATGGGTTGAAGTCCTCGTCCCAGTCCGGGTACAGGTAGTACCGGTCGAAGAAGTTGATGCACGCGGCAAGCGCATGCGCTCGGTCCGAGGGATCGCCGCCGAGCTGCCACTGCCTGCACGCGTTGACGCGGGCCAGTCGCTGGCCTTCGGGCGTCAAGGTCAGGTAGTCCGCAGGCAGCGGGTACAGGTCGTTGCCACGCCTCGGGATCAGTACCGTCAAGTCCCCACCAGCCTCACGGCACCCACCCGCAGGAGGGCCACCGCAAGGAGCTTGTGATCCTGGATGAACCGGCCGAGGTCTGTGGCAATGGAGAACCACTCCTGGTTCGCCTTGATCTGGTCGCGGAACATGAGTCCCATCTCCTCGGGCTCCACGTTTCTCAACAGCGTCGGCTCAACAAGACCAAGCTGCAGCAGAACCGGAGCACCCACCCGCCAGCAGTCCATGGACTCCAGCTTGGCAAGGGTCTCCCAGGTCGGGAGCAGGTGATCAGGAATTTCGGGCGGGGATGAACTGGGCTGCGAAGGGGAGGCTTTCGGGGACTTGGACATGATCCTTGCTCTCTTTGAGGGACTGAACGAGCTTGGAAGTCGAGCTGATCTTCACCGTCTGGTTGCCCTCGACG